ACCTCTAGCTTTCCGTCGGTAGTCCAACGGTAGTGCAGGGTGCTACGCGGTTGGTGGATTATCCCCAAACACCAATAGAAACGCGGCTTCGACGGCTTGCGGGTTGTCTGCCATGGCGGGCGTTATTTCGACGTGCCACCAATCGCCACCGGGGGCGCCACTTATTGAGGGTTTGCTGTAGCTACTCCATGCTTGACGGTCACAACGCCAGCCACGGCCAAAAGGTTTTGGAAAGTAATCCAAAATTGCTTGGACGCCTAGCGCGTTGGCGTTGGCAACAACCTTGTTAATAAACTCGAGCGAGGTTTTACGGCCTGTTGGTACACCCTTGTTTTTGTCTGCCATGTAGCGATAGCTCAAGTCAACGGCGCGGCCTGTGGCATGTACTGACAAGCTGCCGGGTTTGCCTTTCATGTCGCGTTGGCCCCATGAGCCGTTATTCCATAAACTTTTGTTGCTGTACTTAATCGCGCATTTAATCCACGCGTCCATTCCGGCACGTGGCGCGGGTGCTGCCCCGTCGGCGTTGCCTATGTAATCTCGAGCGCCAGCAACACCCGGCTTAGCTTTAGCAACAACCATTATTTAGACGGCTCGGGTTTGCTTTTAAGGCCGTTAGACGCGACAAGGCCGCTAAGGGTGCCAGTAAGAAACACAAGCAACGTGGATAGCAAGTCAATGAGCTGGGCGTCTGTAGGGGCCTGCTCTAAAGGCTGGTCGACAAAAAGCACTCCGTATATAAATGCCATGACGGTAAAAGTAAAACATACCGCTAACAAACGGCCAACAAAAACTATGAGCGACGCATTCATCTGTTCAGGTGTTTTATTCATTGTCACAGCTCGCTTTCGTAAAGCATTTGTACTCGATATTAGTTTTAGAAACGGTGCAACCATTTAATACCGCCGCTACGACTGCAACCATGAAAAGCAGAGCAGCATATTTAACCCAGTAATGCTTGTACTTCATCTTGACTTAGCCCTAGTTTGTCTAGGACTGCTTGACGTGCGGCGGCTTTTTCGGCTTCGATAGTTGCCGCTTTTTTGTTTACGGCTTTCTGTTCGGCGTCAGTCAAATACACGCGTTCGGCCTCTAGGCCTAGCCAAATTGTGCCGTCAGGTTCAATGCTTATCGGTTCGGCGTGGCCTAATGCGATAGCGGCTTGGCGTAAAATTTTTAGGTTCATACTGATATCACCGTAATTGTTCGATCTCTAAAAGTTGAAGTTGCGCCAACAGTTTTGTATTTTGCTGTAAAAGTGTTACTTCCAGCAGTAAGAGTAACTTTATATACTGCCGACATTTGGAACTCTTGACCGCCTGCAATAGCGCCAGTAGCATAAAGTCTTTGGTCATCTGTTGCGGCAATAGTTGTTGCTCCCGAAACGGCAAAACTTGTAGCCGCGCCAAATCCGCTTGTGTTGTTAAAAAAATAACTGGTTAAAATAACGTATGCCGTTGTTCCTGTTGTAACCGTTACCGTTGGGCCTGCTGTAGCGAGGTCTGTGTAAGTTGCGCTGGTTGTAGTTTGTTGTGTTGCAACTGTCGCGCTAGTAAAAGTTGGGCCGACAGACTGCCAAGCCACGCCGTCGTAATACTGAACGGCGTTTGTGCTTTCCAAATACGCAAACTGGCCCTCGGCTAAAGTCTTTTCGCCCGTGCCGCCGAAACTGTTATCGCGCGCCGTGCTATCCGCAAAAACGGGTATGCCGCTATTAGTCACCGACAAATTGGCAGCGGTCAAAACCTCGCCGCTTGTATAACTTGGTACGAAAGTAGTTGCGTTAGCGCCCATGGGTTTACTTTATCCTAAAACGGGTTGCGGGTCGGTTATTCCTAAAATTCCGTAAATGGCGTCGTTCAAAATAAATTCGTACACAATTACCGTAGGGCTGGTACTGATTAGGACGCTGTGCCCGGTGGCAAAATTTAGGCGGTGCTCTATGCCCTCAATGGCTAGCTCTTGGGCTAGTTGGGTTGTTGTTAGGCCTGTTTGAAAAGACTTTTCTATGGTGATTGTGTCGCCAATTTCTAGGGTTGCTACCGTGTCGCGTTGTGCAGCTGTTAGGACGGTAAACGTCGTTTCTACTGACGTGTAGCGGGCCTCGGGTTGGCCGTTTAGTAGGTAGTCGGCGGCGTCGTCTATGGCTGTTTGCTCATGTAAAAGGCTGTTGCCAATGTTGGTGGTTTGTATAAAGTACGTGGCAATGCTGCCAGCGTCTACAGCGGTAGCGGTTTTGTCGTCTAGCCCGGTTACTACGGCGCGGTTTATCACTTGGTCGGCTTCAAACGATATGCCTACGCCCGTAAATTTGAGGGTGCCGGGTGCGCCGTCGTCGTGGAAGTTTGCCGAGCTGCCCGCAAGGGTGTTGCCAACACGGTTTTGAAACGTTAGGACGCCTGCTCGAGACATAAAGAGCCGCCCAAATTCGGCGGTGTCGTTTATTTGGGTTAAGTAGTTAAGTACGTTTGTACCAGCTGGCACGGTGTAAGCGCTGTCATGGCCGAGGTTTACGGTGCCTGTAGCAATGTTGCGGGCCGCTATCGGAAAATCAACCTCGGGTAAATCTAAAACGGTTTCTATTCGCTCGCCCGAGGTTTCGGCGGTTACGTTGAGCTCGTTTAATACGGTTTGACTTAGCAAATAGAATTGGTCGGCGCAATACACCTCTACGGTGTCGGTGCCGCCAAGGCTAAAGTTGTAATCGTAGTTAACTACGTATCCGTTAAAAATGTACTCGGGGTTGCCAAGGGTGTCGTAACGCAATAGGCGTACCTCGCGCATTGGGGCTAGCCCGGGTTGCGCGTTGGCGGTGTCAAAAAATGGGCTGTCTTGATTAAACGGATTGAATACCCCGGACGCTAACGTGTCGTCGAGCGTAAAGGTCATGGTGCCAGCGCCGAACGTGTCGCCTTGGTCGCGTCGTCCTCGGCGTACGTTGACGTTTAACGCGCCGTCTAAAACGCTGGCAAATTCGCCTATACCGTCCAACACGTACTCGGTATTGTTGAGCACCCCGCGCGTAACGTCGTCGAGTGTAAACGCGTTGAGCTGGAAACCTGTCGCTATTTGTAGGTCATAGTTACCCGATTGGACTACAGCAACAGCCATGTTAAGCCACGTTTAATTGCAGCGGGCCAGCGGTACGCGAATACGCCCGCAAGGCGTTAACAACGCTTTGCCCTATTTCGGCGCTAGTAGACAAACCGCCAGCCACGTTAATTGTTACGCCACCGCCGCCCATGTTGCCCATTTGCGATAACGGTATAACAGCCTCGGGGCCTGCCTCGCCAATCATGGCAAGCGTTGGCCCGGTCACTATGCCGCCGTCCGCCATTTTAGGTATCGAGCTGCTAATAGTGGAAACAATACGGTTAACCCGTTCAGTTACTACTACGTCAATGTTTACCGAGCGCTTAAGCTTGGCGGCTATCTCGTCCATTTTGGCCATAAGTTTTGGCGTTAATTTGGTTAGCTCTGCCTCAAGGCCGTTAACAATAAATTGCGCTTGGTCTACGCCTGTCTTGTACCAATTATTGGCGGCTTGTAGTCCTACCTTGTCGGCTGCCCGTTGTGCGGCCTCTACAAGCGCGTTGGTTTCGTCTATAGCGGTTTGCCCGCCTTTTACTAGCTCTAAGGCTATTTCGGCGCCAGCGACGTTGCCAGCGTCCATGACGTAGCCCAATGCGTCTTGCGATAAACCCATCTCAAGGGCTTTGCCAAGGTTGGTGGAATACTCGACAATGCCACGTACTTGCCCACGTAGGGCGTCTAAAAAGCCTTTAAAGCCGTAGTCGCCAGCCTCAAGCGCGGCGTTAAAGTCGAGCGCACCCTTAACGGCGTCGCTTACCTTGGTGGCAAAATCGTTAAATTCGCCTTGAGCCTCGGCCAACTTATCCTTAGCGGTATCTACTGCTTCGCTAAGTTTTTCTTTAAGAGCAGCTGCAAAACTTTCTACCTCTTTTTTAGCGCCGCTTGCTTTCTTTTCTGTGTCGTCAAATTTTTGGTTAAATATGCCGGCAGCGTCCGCTACGCGCATTTGCTGTTGTGCCGACAAACCAAGCGCCTTGTTGTATGCGCCTGTTTCTTTTTCGGCGTCAAAGTAACCCGAGCCGATAGCCTGCAATCCGTTAACAAACGCCGATATTGGGTTTATTAGCTCTAAAATTAACTTGCCGAATTTGCCAACTTTAACCGTGGCGTTAGTTGCCGGGGTTGGCATATTGCTAAACGCGTCGTTAATTTTTACTAAGCCGTTAGCAAAATCGGTTGCCGCTGGCAATAATTGTTGGCCTAGCTGTATTTGAAAGTTTTTAAACAATGCGCTTAGGGTGCGTTGCTTGTTAGCAAGGCCGTCCGCTGTTCTAGCAAAATCGCCTTGCGCGTCGCCAGTCTGTTTGTAAATAGCGGATTGAGCCGCCAAAATCTTTTGTTGAGCTGTTAAAGCACCGCTGCCCTTGTATATGCCTAGTTCCATTGCCTCGGCTTTTAGGGTGGCGTCGTTGAGCAATACACCAAAACGGCGCAAAGGCTCGGCTTCGCCACGTAGGGCCGCGCCAATGGCCTGCACAGCTTCCTCGGGCGTTGTGTTGTTAAACGACGCTAGGTCGGTAGCAAGGGTTACAAAATCTGTAGTAAATAGGCTTAAATCCTCGCCAGCTAACCCGGCAGCTTTACCAAAAGTGCCGAAAGCACCGGCAGCGTCGAGCACGGCCTGTTTAGATTGGCCAAGCTCTCGGGCGGCGGTGTCTGCAAATGCTTTAACGCTCTTAGACGCCCGCCCAAAAATTACGTTTACCTTGCTGGTTGCTTCCTCAAAATCCGAGGCTGCTCGAATAGCCGGGGCAATAACTTGCGTGATGGTTCCGATGGCGGCGGCAGCTGGCAACAATGCGCGCTGCAAAATAAAGCCCGCTTTTTGGGTTGTAGTAGTAAGGCTTTTAAATTCGCGTTGAGCGTCGGCAACACCCTTGCCACTAAAACTTGTTAAAATCGGTATGTTAATTGCCACGGGATACCACCAAATTACGGTTTGTCTGTGTCATAACTTTACCCACAATGCTTAGTAGCTCGGCGGTTACTGCCGGGCGGTTGCTTTCCACGGCCTTGTCAATAACACGTGGCGCGTCGCCTACCTCTTTATTTAGGTTGGCTATAAACGCTGTGTTGCGTACTCCGCTAATGCCAGCGCCCGCGTGGTCATAGATAGCGCCAGCAAAACTCTTTTGTTGTACCACCATTAAACGGTATGGCTTGGCACCGTAAACAACTTGCCGGGTGTAACCGCCTTGGTCAAAATCTACGTAGCGCTCTTTAGTTGCTCGTACACCTACGCGCACGTTAAAGCCGCCTTGCACTTCGGATATGTTCCAACCCGCCTCACGGCCACGAATTAGCGAGCCTCGACGCATACCGGATAGCGGGGCACCGTTGCTACGCGATTGTGTAGAAACCATGCTTCGGGCCTCTTGCACAATTTGGTTTCCAACGGTTTTAATGTCTTTAGTTACTTGCCGCCTAATTTTGCGGTCTATGTCGTTTAACTCTTTTAACGCGTTTTGCACCCCGTATACGTCAATTTGTCCGGTTATGCCCATAGCGTCGCTACCTTTTTTTGTGTGCCTCTGTCAACACTTTAGCCACCGTCTGCAAGTCTTGTAGCTCAAACGGGATATTAGGCGGCCACCAACCGACAGCTACTAGCACCTCGGCTAGCTGGCGTCTGTAGGTGCCGCTTCGGTAAAACTTGGTTGCTCTTGCTCGACAACCTCAATGTTGACAAGCTGTTTAATAAAGTTGTCAAACTCTGCCGGTACAACAATTTTGTTTAACTTAGACGCCTCAAACGCCAAATAGGCTAAATCCTCTATGCCAATGCCATTGGCCATGTCGGACGCCTTGCGTTTAAATTTCCTCTCCCACGCCACAACAACGTAAAGGTTGGTTGTAACCGTGTACGTGTTGTCGGGTAGCTCAACTTTTAGAGTTAGCTGCATAACTTGCCTCTTTCGTGTCGGGCCGTGTTGAGGCCGTTATTAGGAAACGTCTACGGAATACGAGCCGCCAGTAAACGTAATGTCAATGGTTGACAATTCGCCCATGGTCGCGTTGATGACTGGCAAAGACTCTAGGTAAGTGCCTGTCAAAATAAAGCCCGGGTTGGTTGCCGAATAAGTGTTCGGCGTTGTCGGTGCTTGTGGCGAAACCAACACGTTGCATTGGGTACCAACAAGGCTGGCCAATGTTGCGTATGTTTCGGTTGCTGCATAGCTCATGTAAAGCGTTAGCGTTAGCTCGTTGTTTTCGAGGCCGCCAACGTTGAAACGGGCGGTGTCACCAAATGCGGTGCTTTCCAATGCTTCTACCGTGCGGGTGAGCGTTGCGGCGGTGCACTGGTCACGCAAGTTAACCGTTGCGATAGTTACGTCCGGGTTGCTTAGGTAAGTTGTTGTGGCCATGGGTTACTCCTCGTTTGTGTCTATGTCTTTTTTAGCATTTTTTGCGGGCTTAGGTGCGGATACTTTAATAAAGCCGCCAGCGAGCAACGCTTCAAGGTTAGCGCCGCGCATTACGGCTAGGTCGGCGTCAAACTCGTCGCCGGGTGTACCCACTCGAGGGCTAACAACGGTGTATTTGCTCATGCTGTCGTACTCGCTTTCAAGTCAATGGTTAAATCATAGGCGGCGTACTCGGCCCCACCGTACACCGCTACCGTTGGGCGGCCGCCAGTAACCGCCACGTTTTTAGCAAGTAGTAGAGCTGCCATGTTCATTAGCGAGCGTTGGGCGTCAAGGTTGCCGGGGCCGAGGGTAATTAGTCGTACTGGAAACGTAATTTCAACAATGTTGTAGTTAAACGCCACAAAACTAGGGGCGTCTATAAACGCGCACGGCGGGTTAATGTTGCGCGGGTCATTGGTAACGGTCATGCCCGTTATGCTCGTTAGCGTCGTTGTGAGGTTGTCTAACGCGACGTTAAAAAGGTCGGTGTATGCGGGTACGGGCATTAGGCCACCGCGGGGCGGTCAATACCCAACAGCTGTTTAACCATTGGGCTAAAGCCTGTTGAGCCGCCGGTAGTCATACCATCAAACGACGCGTAATCCATGCCAGCGCTACCACGTTGCCTATACAAAAAGCCTGCATAAGCCACGGTGCCAAGAGTGACCGCGGCGCTCGGTGACGTTGTAAGGCTGTCCACGTACCCGGCTTGCTGTCGTCGCTTGTAACAAACAGCGTTTGCGCTTGTGCGGCATTGCGTTAGAAACGTGGCGTCGGCCGCTGTAGCGGTGCCTATGCCTAACCAATCCTCAACTTGGCTGTCGAGCGTTACCCACGTACACGTGGGCGTAGTGGTCAGGGTGCCGGTAGCCGCGACAATTTCGACGTTGGCAGCTGTACGCGCATATAACACTTGGTTTTGTATTGGCTGCTGTTCGTCGTAATGGAAAAACCCTTGCTCGTCAACGCCCGTAAAATAGTATTGCGGCAAGTCAACGACGGTGTACGTGCCGTTAAAGGTTGCGTCAACGCCGCTTATAACAACGGATTGAGCAACCTCAAGCGGGTCGGCGTTAGTTAGTAATACAACAACCGCGTAATTGTCGGTTAAGTACTTTTGTGTGACCGAGTAAGCGGCCATAGTTGGCCTACCTTTCGGTTGTTAAACGAGCTTAACGAACTTGGTGGCGTCTGCCATGTAGCCAGCGGCATAGCCTCTAAACGCAATAGTGCGGCCCAAGGTTGCTGGTACGTCTACCGAGATAGCGCCCTTTTGCTGTTCGTAGAATTCAAAACCAGCGGCAGGGCCAGCAGCGTGACCCATAAACGAGCCGTCACAGTTTTTGTCTACGACAAGGTTCAAGCCAAGCGGGTTGCCGTTCCACGAAGTAGCCGACGCCGTACCGCTTGCGTTTTGACCCATAAGGCCCGGTGCGCCAACGAATGGAAACACAGGGCGGTTTTGGTCGTCAACCTGAGCGCCGAGCAAACCCCAAACGGTAGGCGAAACAAACAAGTGCGACGGCAAGTAGTTGCTGCTGTTGCTAATTTGTACTGCTGCACCGTAAACGCCCTCGATTGTGTCTTTCGCTACTGACGGGTCCCATGACTGGGTTTGCACGATTGCATTTCGGCAAGTGTCAATTGCGTAGTTGTCTGTTGCCTGACCGTAAGCGATTGCAAGTTGGTTGAGGATAATGTCAATGCTTGCAGGGTCTGACCAATCCAAGTCTTGTTCGGACACGGTGACGTATGTTCCAAAACTTAATTTGGAAACGTCCGAGTTTGACACCTCAACGGTTGACGGGTCAAGCGTGTTTAGCTGGCCCGTTGGTTGCTGTGTTACTACTGGCCGCACCGTAATTTTTGGGCGGCGGAAAGTTGCGCCTTGTGTTGGCATTGCGCGAGTACCGATTGCGCTAACAAAAGGGCGAATTGGGTTTAGCCCGTCATACACGCTGCCGGTGATAATTTCGGGCAAAATGCCGGGTGTGTCCGAAGTCGTGATATTTGGTGCGGCAGCGTTAACGCTTACTTGCTTAATGTTGGCGTTAAGTTGTGCGAAGTCGGCGCCGCCACGTACGTAGCTAGCGA